ATCGCCGCTCTTGCTGTTCACCAGCGACACGAGATCGTTTACGAAGTCGGCGTTGCCCGTGCCGGTCTTTGCCTGCGGCCCGGCGACGTGATGGGTTAGTAGTGCGCTCATCTGGCTTCTCCCTCAAACGTAAGTGCGATTGGTCCACTGGGCAAATTCGTCGATGTCCGCGTTTACCCAATCGGCGTGTTCATAGATGTAATTGCGCGTATTCCAGGCGATGCCAGCCTGGCCGGCGCCGGCGACCACCGTCACCCAGGCATCGTTAGCGTCGTTGCGCACCTTGAGTGCATTACCGTTGCCGGAGTCGACCCACCACTTGCCCGGGCCGACGAAGTTGGCGGCGTCGAGTGCGGGGTCGGTGTTCTGAAAGAACGCTGCGGGGTGTACCGCGAATTTTCCGGCGAGTAGGTGATGCTCGGTCATCAGACTGCTCCCAGGCTTTCCCAGTCGGTGTTGCCAGTGTTGCGGATCTGCAGGATCAGCAAGCTCGGAATGAACCAGAGCTTGCCGGCAGTGATCGCGTTCGCGGCATCGAGCGCCGGATCCGTCTCGCTGTGGATTGCGATCGGGTGTATCGCTGATGGCCCGGTCTCACGCATGTGCGCTGTATAGGTAACGGGCATCAGAAGGTCTCTCGCACGCCGGTGACAATTTCGCCGTCGCTGAATAGTACTTGAGGATCCGCTGGATCACCGTTGGACAGTGGCAATAGGTAATGCCCGCCGCCGGCGTTGAGTGTCACCTGGCCCGGTGTGGAGCTGTCGACCGTGATGCCGGTGCCGCCGATCAGCCGGCGCGAGTTGGCGAGCGTCGCGGTCTCATCGGCGAAGGTGATGAACGTCTGGTCGAGTGATCCACCTCCCACACGATCGGCCGAAATCTTTCGGTATGCCAGCAGGTTGTTGTCCCACACAACCAGGTCCATGTCGTCGAATGCCGGCGTGGTCTCGTCGACTTCATCGAGTGGCGGGATCGCCGGCGTCCAGGCCGGCGGGATCTGCGCGCCGTACTCGTCGACGGAAGTGTGCTGGCCCGTGCCCTGATCGAAGATGATCGAGCCTTCGCCCGGATCAATGAACGTCCAGGTGTCATCGTCGAGATCTGCCTCCGCGATTTCGCCCTCGTGGCCTGCCCACACGCCTGTCGCGCCTGGCCCGATGAGCCAGCGATCGCCATCGTTGACGGTTTCCACGTCCGGATCCGGCGGCGTGCTGCGCGTGCCCAGCACCGCGGAGGTCGGCGGCGGTGCATCGTCCGGCGGATCAATCGGCGCGATCGGTGTCGCCGTCGGTGTCTCCGCCTGGTACTCGGTCCCGGGCAGCGCGTAGATGTCCTCCACTGCCTGCACGCTCACCTTCGAGTCCTGCAGGGTGCCGCTGCGCACGGTGATCACTCGGAACACGGTGGGCAGCAGCTCGTGAGGCTCCCACTCCAGGCGCACGACGTCGCCCGACTGGTGATTGAACGCGCGCAACGCCTCGAATTCGATTCGCGCCAGGGGCAGTGACTTCGCGAGCAGCTCGCGGCCGGCGACGCGGCGGATCAGCTCGTGATCGTTGATCGCGGTGAAGTCCATCTTCTCCGGGATCCGGCGGGCCTGTGCCTGGATGTTGCCGAGGTCCTGGACGACGATCTCCGCGGCCTTGCCGGTGTCGGGGTTCGTCCAGGCGAGTGTCAGCTCGTTGACCGTCTCGCCCCAGCTGCGTCGCTCGAAACTCTCGACCCTGTTGATCGTGCCCTTGCCGTACAGCGGCAGATCCGCCGGCACATAGTCGCCGCGGATGAGTTTGATCAGGTAGCGGCCGGTCGAAGGATCGAACGCGAGAATGCCGGCGATGTGATCGAGCACGATGCCCAGGAAATCTTCGATGCTCGTCTGCTGGTTCCACAGCATGTTGAGCCCGAACTCCTCATCGAACAGCGTGTCGGCGACCGCGCGAAAGTTGGCGTCGGTGATGTCGTCGACCGGATCCGCGGCCATGCCCCACTCAGGATCCGTCAGGCACTGATAGATGATGTGCGCCGGATTCATTCCGGTGCCGCCGCCCGGTAGCGTGATGGTGGCCTTCTCCGGATACCACACCTCATCGTCGTGCCAGCCCTTCTCGATGCGCGTGGCCGTGACTGCCATCGCTTTCACGTAAGGAGTGGTGCCGACGTAGCCCTTGGTGAGCACCTTGAGGAGCCCGCGGATGCCGGCGCCCGGCACCTGCTGAGTGCCGCGCTTGGACACCAGGCAGAACACACCGCGATACGCCGGCACCGGCGCCGCCTGCTGGCTCGCGAGATAGGTGTTCACCGCCTGGTCCGCGGCGCCCATGCACACGTCGACGTCGGCGATGTAGCCGCCCTCGCGCTTCTCACCGCCGAACAGATTCGGCTGATTGATGTCGAGCGTCGTGTTGTCGGTGGCGTTGCCGGACCAGGCGAGCTTGTCGCCCATTTCGATCTTCGTCAGCTTGTCGACGGGCCCATGGCAGAACCCGAGGTGCATTCCCAAGTGATACTTGTAGCCGACGGTGGTCGAGGAAAAGAGCGACTTCTTCTTGATCTTGATGCTCTTGAGATCGCCGTACCACAGCACGTTCGCGCCGGTGATGCGCCAGGTGCCGAACAGCACCGGGATCGGCCTGTCCTCCTCCGCCACCGGAACGTCGAAATCTTCCAGCGCTGCCGATCGCGGCTTCGGCGGCTTGGGCGCCAGCACGATCGAGAGGATCAGGACGATGATGTAGTAAATGATCTGGACCCATCCGCCTTGATATTTGCGGATGTTCCGGATCTGTCGGCGAGTTCTAGCTAGTCCTAACATCAGAACACCGAAGTCTGTCCCATGGGGTTCTGCCGCGGCACGTAGTCGAACCCGCCGTAGTTGAGGATGTTGTCGAAAAAGTCGTTGCAGTCCGGCCGATCGTGCTTGCAGCCAGGCGAGACGATGATGCTGTCGAGCGCCGCGAGCCCGGCGAACGGGTGCGTCAGCACGATGGTGTCACCGGAGTGCGAGGCAATGCCGCGCTTCTCGATGCGGCCCGGGGTCGGCTCGAACTTGACGACGCCGCCGGCGAATCGCCCATCGTCGAAGGTGTCGAAGATTGCCGCGGAGATCTCGGTGCCGCTCACGCCGTCGACGGTGGTGGTGATCTGGAAGTCCGCCTCGACCGCCTTGCACGCCGGCCCGTACAGCACGTGCGGGCAGCCGGCGCCGTAGGTGCGACGCAAACCCATCTGCTTGATCGAGGTGAACTTGTTCTCGCAGTAGAGCTTGCCCATGTTGGCGATGCGCTTGCCGTTCAGGACGCGGCCGCGCCAGATGACGCGCAGCTCCTGATCGGGATCGTTGCGATGGAACCGCGAGATCGTGAGCGTGATCACATCCGACGGTGGCGCACCTTCGTAGAAGTCCAGCACCGGGAAATCGAGTGGGCAGTCGATGTCGATCGAGTTCTTGGGCAGCTCGTCGGTCGACTCGAATGGCCCGTGATTCAGCGCATACGGCAGATAGAGCAGGCTCGCGACGGTCTGCTGCGTGCCCGCGGAGGTGTAGCGGAAGTTGGTGCCGTAGACCCGGAAGGTGTACAGCTCCACCGGCGACGCCAGCTCAACGCTCTGTTCGTACTGGTCATAGCTCATTGCGCGGCCCCTTGAATGGCAGGACTGCCTCGAGCTGCGTGGGCGTGGCCCAGGTCAGCTCAATGCTGTCCGCGTCCAGGCGAACGTAGTGCATCCAGGAGATGCGCTCCACATCCTCCGGCTCGAACTGCTCCGGGAAAACCGCATTCAGCACCAGGCGCTCTGTGAGCTCGTTGGGTGCCGATGGATCCGTGACGCGCCGGTAGTACACGTTGCCGTTTTTCAGCTGGACGCGAATGTCTCGCCGGCCGGGTTCCGATTCTGCGAAGTGCACCAGGCCGCAGGCCTCGACGTCGATGTTGAGCGAGGAGGTGGCGACCAGGTTGGTGAGCTTCAGATCGTCGCACCAGGTGGGCAGCCAGATGCCGCGGCACCGTCCCTTGCGTGCATAGATCCACTCGCGCAGGTAGTCGCAATCCTCGCGGTTCATGCAGGTGAACACGAAGCGCGGCTGCGCGATCGCCAGCTCCGACTCGTCGGTGACGACGATTGCGCCGAGCCGGAAGTCACTCACCTCCAGCTTGCGTGCGTAGTCCAGCTCCGGACCCTCGCGCCAGTTCATTTCCCGCTCCATGACTGGCAGGTCCCTGTAGAGCGTTTCGTCGAGTGCGTCGTGCGTGATCTCCTCGATCGACTCGAAGCGTGCGACGCCGCGCGCGTAGTTGCGGTAGAAGCGCTGCGTCGCGCGCGGATCCAGGAGCCGCGCGCTGCGTGCCGGATACACCTTGGATCCGATCGGCCAGGTGGCAATGATCGGCGCCTGCAGGTTCACCGCGTCTGGATCCACCGAGTCGATGCCGAAGGCCTCATAGGTGCCGTCCGGGCCAACGACGATGCCGAGC